TCATGCTTCCGTGGCTTGATTTATTACAGCCAAGGACAGCTGTTCCTGACGCAGGACCGCGAGCAAAACCCCGTTCAGCAGTTCAGCGAAGCCAACGTTATCCAAGAGGTTGACGACTCCGGCCAAGTTACCTCGCCTTGTTTCACCTACAGCGGCACTGCACGAGCTGCTCGCAAGTCCGTTGTGCTTGCCAACTGGGACGACCCCAATCAAAACTATTCCAACGTCACTGAGTACCAGCAAGACGACACGCTGCTGGAAACCTTTGGCTACAACCCGATTGACCTGCGCTTGCTTGGCGTCACCTCACGCGGTCAAGCGCTGCGGGCTGCAAAGCATACGCTGTTTTCCAACCGCTATCTGACAGAAAAAGTCAGCTTCCGCATTGGAGCGGAGGGATTAGCTGCTGGCGTTGGCGAGGTGATTCAAATTGCCGACCCACTGAAGCAGGGTCAGCGGCTTGGCGGTCGAATCAAAGCAATTAGCGGCAACAACATCAAGCTCGATGCAGTGTTGAGCTTGAATCCCGCGATTGATTACACGCTGACGCTGGTGGTGCCCGACGGTGAATCCGTCACCAATCCTGACGGTTCAATCACCAGGCGTCCCAAGCTCAGCGTTCACAACCTAGTCAGCACTACAGAAGACCTGAGCGGGACTGAGCTAAGAAGCCTGAGCACGCAAACCATCACCGATGTGCTGCTTACTCAAAGCGGGGACATCATCGAAGGCGTTACCAGCGGCATTGACAATCTTGGGACGACCACCGCTGTTGTCGATGGCAACGTTGACACCCAAGTGAATGCCCTGTGGGTTCTTGAGTGGGCTGACCTGCAAGCTGCGCTGTACAAAATCGTGGCAATTACGGAAGTTGACCCGCTTGTCTTCCAAGTTGAAGCGGTTCAATACAACGCAAGCAAGTTCGATTACGTCGATAACGACCTGCCGATTGCTATTCCCAAAGACCGCTTCACGGTTGGACCGCCGCAAAAAATCTCGACTATCAGCGCAAAGCTGATCTACACCAACGGTCGCACCCAAATCAGTGCTGATTGGGAATCACCCCAACGCGACAATGCCGATGACTTGCTGGTGCGTGGGTATCGCTACCAATGGCGCAAGGCTGACGCAACTCAGTGGAATGAGATCCAAAACACCGCCGTCACGAATGTCTTCATCAGTTTGCCGGAGCATGTTTACAGCAGCTCCTATGAGTTCCGCGTTGCAACGTTTGACCGCTTAGGTCGTCAAAGCGAGTTTACGACTGTCAGTGTCTCTGACTTTGACGCTATTCCCAACATTGGGGATGCAGCCTACGGGGCAACTGTTACTCACGCCAACCAGCCTGATGGCACCCAGCTGCTGATTGTCAATCCTGGAACGTGTCCGATTCTGCCTCGCATCACCGGGTTCAAATGCTGGGCAAAACCTCGCAATCTGCTAGGCGGTGAAATCCCTGGCGTTAAAACTCCCGGCAATGATGGCTACTACTTCTTGGCCGACATCCCGCTGACGGGGTATTACACGATTGCGTTCCACGCACCTGATACTTACGACGTTCGCATCAGTTTTACCAGCGCCATTTTTGGTGAGGAGCCCAGCGATTACATCTACGACGTGGTGAGTCGGGATGAGATTGCCCCGCCAACGCCCAGTAATTTCAGCGTGGTTGAGAATGCCAACCGCACTTCAAAACGCTTCAGCTGGCAACTGCCGCTGAGTGAGTATGGCAGCTGGGACCAAAAGGTTGTCAGCGATATTGGTGGTTATGAGGTCCGTTTTAAGCGCGGCACACTGTCCACCAACATTGTTGAGTTTGACGTTGCGAACGATATTGTCCGGGTCAAAACGTCCACTGTTATCGGCATCAAAAACAACCAGCACCTGCTGACTGTTGGCGAGGAGATTGCTTTTGTTGCCAGCAGTGGGACGTTGCCGCCGGAAATCACCTCTGGCGCCACTTATTACGTTGCCGCCGACGGATTTAACAGCACCGAGTTCAAGATTGCAGCAACCGCAGGCGGTAGCCCAATCAATCTGACTGGCAGTGCCACTGGAACGTACAACATTTCTGGTCCCGCAGACCTCAAGACCCGCCTTGATTTGTCTGCCACTTGGGGCGCAGGGATTGAGCTGACATCTGGCGGCCTTGCTGCTCAACAGCAGTGGTTTGAAACCAGCCTGTTTGACACGGACGAATGGGTGGTGATGGTGAAGTCTGTTGACCAGACTGCTTGGCGCTCGGACCTGCCCGCCTTTGTGCTGGTCAATATCGGCGCTCCACCACTCAACAACGCAGTTGCAACGGTTGATGCCCGCAACCAAGGCGGCACTGACACTTGGGTCGGCAACTACAACAACTGCGAAGTCAGCGGCGGTGTCTTGGTTCAGACCGATGCAGGCCGAGACAGCATTTTCACTTGGAACTTTGACAACAACGACCTTGAGAGCAACCTGCTGCTGAGCACTACTGCGACGGCAACGTACCAGCACAAGTTGGTTGCGTTGACTGGTGAAGCCATTGCTCTGGTGCAAGATCCCGATGGCACCAATGACGATGACAAGCTGCTGCAGGAAGACACCCCGGTTGTGATCGACGTTGCTACTAGCAGCTTCCAGCTACAGCGCGGCGGCAGCACAATCGCTCACCTGCTCAAGGTCAACGACACCCTTGAGTTCATTGAAGTTTCGGGCAGCTTGCCCACTGGCATTTCTACTGGGACGACCTACCACGTCGTTACTACAGACCTGACCAGCACTGTCTTCCGTGTTTCGGCTACTCAGGGCGGCACTGCCATCACCCTCAGCGGCTCTGCTTCTGGAACCTATGCGGTGAGAGGATTTGACATTTTGGCCGAACAGCGGTTTTACAACGACACGGAACTTGCCGAGGGCGGCATTGTTCACCCTTACGCCCCATACGAACGGTTGCTTGGTGACGTGTACCGCGTCGAGACGACCTTCAAATCACCGGATGGCATCACTGCTGGCAATATCACGGCACTGACCGCCGAGCTGGATTATCCCGACGTGATTGAGACGATCAACGATGCGTCGATTAGCGGCAGTGCAGGTGGCTCAGCAATCAGCTTGAGCAAAACCTTCCGTGCAATCACTAGCGTTCAGGTCACCTTGCAAAACACGACAGCGCTGACGGCAGTGGTCCTATCCAAATCCACGACTTCAATTACAGTGGAATGCAGGGATTCCGCAGGCTCTGCGGTTGCCGGAACTGTTGATCTCGTCGTTGTGGGCTACTGATGGCTGACCGTCGCATATCCCAGCTGACATCAGCAAACACGCTGGTCGAAAGCGACCTAGTGCCTTTTGTTGATATCAGCGCCACTGAGACCAAGCGCATTACGGCTGAGAACCTCGGCTTGGCGTTGCTGGCGTTTGGGACCACGCGAGGGTCAACAACTCCGACATCACCAGCAAACGGTCAGCTGTGGGTTGATACATCAAACAACCCGCCGGAACTGAAGATCTATAACGGCGCAACTTTTTCGCTGGTTAGTTTTCTGCCTAGCTCGGCAGTCATCACAAATCCAAGCGCCTCACAACCCGCTAGCCCCGTGCTAGGTCAGTTGTGGCTTGATACCAGCCAAACACCTGATGAGCTGAAGGTTTACGACGGCAGCAACTTTGTTCGCGTTGATCCGCTGGGGATTACGCAAGCCGCTGGCGATGCACGCTATTTACAACCTGCAACTGCGGCTAGCACCTATCTGCCTCTGGCCGGTGGCACGCTGACTGGAACGTTGACGCTTGACGCCGACCCAACAGCAAACCTGCAAGCAGCAACTAAGCAATACGTTGACACTGAGGTCGCTGGTATTCCAGCTGCATCGGATCTGACTCCTGCTGGAACGATTATCTGGACGGCGAGGCAAACTGCGCCGCCGGGTTATCTAAAGGCGGACGGCTCTGCTATTAGCCGCACAACGTATTCAGCGTTGTATGCAGCTTTGGGTGGTGTGTCTTCACCTTATGGCGATGGTGATGGCTCAACCACGTTCAATTTGCCTGATTTGAGAGGCGAGTTTATTCGTGGTGCGGATGACGGCAGAGGAATTGATAGTGGGCGAACGATTGGTTCAACGCAAGGTCAGACAACTGCAGCGCCGAGCACTGCGTTCACTACGAATACAGCAGGGGCTCACACACATAGTTTGAGCCCTCTTCGGTTCCCTGCCGGACAACCAGCAGGAACAAGCACCTATGTGGCAAACACCGCCACTGGTTACGTTACAGCCGCCAATACAGGCTCAGCTGGTGCGCACAGCCACGACATCATCGGCGGCGACACGGAAACTCGTCCTCGCAACATAGCGCTGCTGGCTTGTATCAAGACCTAAGCCACGCCTAAAATTTCCGTACTGGAGCAGCTTCAATGGCCAACATCAAGATCACGGATCTGAATGCTTCGACGGATCCAGCTTCCACAGATGTCCTCGCCATTGTTGACGTAAGCGCAGACGAGACGAAGAAGGTCAGCATTGCTGACTTGATGGAGAACGCTGGTGCGGGCACAGAAGCACTGCCCGGCATTGCGTTTGACGGTGACCCCAATACTGGTATTTATCGCCCTGGTGCTGATCAGCTGGCGATCTCGACTGCTGGTACGCAGCGTCTGCTGATTTCAGATAATGGTGCGGTCACGATCCCTGGCGACCTGACGGTTCAGGGCACGACCACGACGATTGATACCGAGACACTTGTCGTTCAAGACAAGAACATTGAATTAGGTGTTGTTGATAGCCCGACCGACTCCACGGCTGACGGTGGCGGCATCACGCTGAAGGGCGCTACGGATAAGACGATCAACTGGGTCAACGCTACGGATGCTTGGACCAGCAGCGAGCGCTTTGATTTCCCCGCTGGTACGGAAGGCGCCCCCAGCATCATCCTGAACGGTGACGTTAATTCAGGTATTTATCAACCTGGCGCAGACCAAGTAGCCATCTCGACTGGTGGGTCTGGGCGGTTGTTTGTTGATGCGAGGGGAAGG